TCAGTTCTTTTTATTTAGTATATCTATTATCGAAGACTTCATATTTTCGGTAACGTGAGTGTATATAGCAGTTGTTGTTTTACCGCCATCCTTATGCCCTACTCTATCGACAATTGCTTTGAGGGGAACATTGTTTTCTGCCAGATAGCTTATTAATGTATGACGGAAGATATGGCTTGATAGATTCTTGTTTATTGGCGATTTAAGGCGAGAATTTGCTCTTTTAATTGCAAGGTTAAAGGAGTTTGTCTGCAACGGAATACCACGCTTAGAAACGAAAATATAGCCCATTTCGTTATAATCGTTTCTTACAGATTTGGACAAATTATTTTGTTCAATTATTTCGTCTAATATCTCTATTTCTCGGTCACTCAAATCTACTGTTCTAAAACTAGATGCGGTTTTAGGAGTTGTTTTGACTCCTTTTGAATAACCCACCGTTTTATCTAAAGTACCGTGAATGTCTATTTTTCGTTCACTTCTTTTATAATTTTCTTTTTTTAAAGCTATCGCCTCTCCCATTCGACATCCATTCAATGACATGAACTCAGCAAGTAAAGCCAATCTACGAGTGTTTGGCCTGCTGTACAGTTCTGAAAGTAGGGCTTTTAATTCGTTTTGTTCAAGGTATTTATTTTGTATTTTCTTTAAATCCTTTACTGTCTGAATCTTTTTTGGAAGTTTAGCTTTTCGAGCTGGATTATATTCAATGTATTCTAAATCAACGGCATAATCAAATATAAGATTTAGGGTTGATTTTGAGCGTTCTAACTTGCTACGAGGACAGTCTGCATCATTTATAAATTTTTGTATAACTTTAGATGTAACATTTGATATTTTAATATCCTTGTCAAAATAATCAATTATAAAATTAAAAGAACTTTGAAGAGCACTAATGGAGGATTGTTTTATAGATTTTTTATAAAAGCTCCACCATTCTTCAGCTATATCTGTAAATTTAGCATTGGAAGTAGAACTGTTATTAATTTTAGATTCTATTTTTTCAAGGAGTTCAGCCTGTGCAACTTTCTGTGCTCTGGGTGTTTTTTTATCAAGTGTAACAGATACTTTTTTTAGTTTCTCTGTTAGTGGATCACGGTATCTTTCAAAATATTTGTATTTCCCGTTTGGTAAATCTTCTATCCACATTTGATTTTTATACCTCATTTCTGATAAAACAGTATAGTAAAAAGCTTATTAAAAGCTTTTGTACTACTTTATAGTTTAAATCTGCTCCTCCGTCGTAAGTTGTGTCAGATTTTTTTATAGATAATTATAAGTCAAAAGATAAGTTAGAATTTTCAGCATTTATGTGCTTTTTAGAATTTTCAAGCTCATCGTTGATTTGTATATTTAATGTACTAATAGAGTCTTCAATTTTACGAGTTTCTGCTGTGCTATACTCTAATATATACTTTTTGAAGTTTTTGAAAATTAGTGTTGGTAAATTATTTTTCTTTCCGTGTTTTTCTTCAGAATTTGTTTTAGAAACAGCATAGGAAAATCCTTCTCGAATTATTTGTTCTCTATTGGAAAATATCTTTGGTATCAACGCATCTATAGCTTTATCAAAAGATTGTTCATCGAGAAGCCCCTCTCTGCATATAACTTGTTTGTTTAACATAATTATTACAAATTTAGACTCGTTTTCGTATTCTATCTGTCTAATTAACTCTTTTTCAAATGCCTTTAAATCACGAAGTTTTTGTTGTTTCCCTTTAAGATTTATCTGCATTTTTTCGAGATTCGATTTCTTTGATTCCTTTACCATTTTTTCTCCATCTAAATTTTAATGTTGGCTTATTATGTCAAGAAAATCAGATTCAGTAATAATAATTAAATCTTGTCCTTGCTCAATAAGCATCTTTGCTTTTTTCATTTTTGAAGTTTCTTTATTTCCTTTAGTATATTTGTAATCAATATCTCCAACAACTAATATATTGGTTGATTTTGTGACATTATTTTTTTCAGGAATGGCACCAATAATTTTAGATATCTCTATAGCTTCGTTTCTTTTAAATTTATTTAAACTTCCAGTAAAGATTATTTTTTTATTATATATAAATGAAGTTTCGTCTAAATGATAATTTTCAAAACTAATTTTATCTTTTATTTTTAGTGCTTGTGATTGATAACGAGGGACAAAAAAAGTATTAAGGTCTAATTTTTTATATTCATTTTTTAGTATATTAAATGCGTGATATGTTGTTTTCACGTCAGATAAAGCTCTGTGAGCTTGCTCTTCAGAAATATTGAAATTATTTTTTAAATCCTTTAATCGATAGTGTGGCCAATTTTTAAATATTCTCCTCGTTAAGGTCATAGTATCAAAGTATTCGTTATCTAAATGCCTGTTTATACCAGCGCTCACAAAATTTATATCAAATTTTACATTATGACCAATTAGATAGTCCTGACCAATAAAGCTAACAAATTTTTCTAAAGTTTCTTTTTCTGGTTCACCATAAAATAAGTCTTCATCAGAAATCCCTGTTAGTGTTTTAATGATACTTGGTAGTTCAAAATCTATTTTAATCAATGAACTTAACTCATCCACTATTTTATTATCTCTTACTTTTACAGCACCTATTTCAATGATTTTGTCATTTCGTGGGGAGAACCCTGTTGTTTCAACATCAAAAACTACATAATCTGTAATCTTATCTATTTCTATTTCGCTATTAGTCATATTTCATCCTTTTAGACTTGAGGTATTTTTTGAATGATTCAAAAAATTAATTGTGATTGATTCTCAGCAGCGATTTGTTCCATCTCCTGAGATGCCATATCATAAAATTCTTTCACGGATAGTTTAAATCTAGTTAAAAATCGTTCTGGAGTATAGTAGCAAGCGTTATAGTCGATTTCTTCTAAATAATCGACAGCCTTACAATGTATCATGAATCTATTTGCCTTAGCTTCATTAATGATATGTAATTGACTTGGACTTAGTTTAGAAAGTGTACGTCCTTTAATTTTATGTCCGCATTCATGTAATATTACGCATTCAGTTTCATCTTCACTTAGACCTAGTCTAACAAATACAATTCCGTTTTCCGATTGACACTCTTCGGCATAAGGAACATAAAAACCCTTATCGTGCAACTCAGGAGCCCATATTAAGACTATTCCTGTTTCACGCAAAATATCGTGATAGTCCATATAAACTCCTTATTTTTTGTTCTTACCTGCAAAATAACCAGCTAGAAGGCCTTTTATTATTTCCTTATCATGATCATCCATTGGTTGACCTGAATAACCTTCTGCATTATCAATTGCTTCAAGAAGTTCAGGAGAAAACTGAGGCCCGTCAATTTCTTCTCTACCTAGCAAATAATCTACAGAAACATGGAAGTAATCCGCTATTTTAGCTAAATCCTCACCTTTTGGTTTACGAGTTTTCCAACCGTAAATAGCATTTTCGCTGAGACCGATATCTATTGCAACTTTTTGTAAGCTAATCTTTTGGTTATCAGCTAAATTTTTTATTCTTTCAAACGTAGTCATATCAAGCCTTTCAAGGTATCACAAAAAAATATTTTATAATTTTGAATAAAACACTTGACAATGTTTATGAATTTGTATAAAATAGTTTTTGTAAAGATAAATAGTTATTTTTATAAATGAAAGATAAAGAAAACCTAAATAAATACTAATGAACAACGCCGCCAAGCTAGTTTTATAAAGTGTTTTATAGGCTCTTTAACTATGCTCTTATTTTATGATATTGAATAAAAAAAGTCAAGAGTTAACTACGAAAAATAATAAAAATACTTTACTAATACTTTGAGAGGAGTAAAAAATGACGGAAATTGCATTAGAAAAAATGAGAACAGCAGTGAATAAATACCGTAAAGAATCTGGTATTTCAATTAAAACATTAGCGTTTGCACTTGATGGAATCAGCGAACAACAATTGAGAAATGCACTCAATAAAACTGATGGTGGTCCTAAGGCTGTTGAAATGCTTGCAAAATTAATGGAAATTTATCCAATTAAATTTAAGTAAAGAAAGGAATAGACATGCCATACGCAAAAATAACATACTTACCTGTTGAAAATGCAGAAGACGCAGAATGGTGTGACAAAAAGCATCTTATGCAGAAGTGGGAAGGCTTAACTAAAGGCACATTAACAGCTTGGCTCACAGAAATGAGAGATCGACCTGAATTTAAAAAAGGCGTACTTAATCCTACTCACGGACTTGTCTTCATTAATAAAGAAGTATTTAAAGATTTTGTAGAGTGGAAAGAAGCAACTCGCTATAAAAGTTATAAAAAGTAGGAAGAAATATGCTTCTTGATACAGTTACTATTAAATCCACAATGACAACAAAAAAAGCCGGCCATCTCCCCAGATAAACGACTTTAAACTATAAGTAAGGCAAGCTCTAACAAAAGCTTTTCTTACTCTAATTATAACAAATTGGAGAATAAAAACAAAATGAATAATACAGCAAACAAAGAAACTTATATCTTAGATGACACCGTAGCTTTTGAACTCATGGACTTATTAAAAGCTAAAGCAAGACATTTTATCCAACTCAATGAGTATGTTTACCGCTTGTTTGACGGTCAAAGCGTAGTGACATTCACAACTTTAGAAAATGATATCCAAGTAGAAATGGTTATGGGGTAAGAAAATGGCAACAATAGACGAAAATTTGAATGTACGCACAGAAATCGAGCAAGCAGTCGCAAAACAATGCAATTATACAGAATTTAATCCATTGTTTAAGGATTTGTTTTTCTCTCTTAACTGGCTTGAAGAACGAGACGGTTTGAAATTAGAAAAACACAACATCTACCAAGCGTTAATGACCGCTTATAGCGTGGGATTTAACCGCGGTAAAAAAGCTCATAAACCTACAAAATGGCTTGAAAAAGAAAGCGAAGAATTTGAAGATTATTGGCAACTATATAACACTGTAAAAAATCAGGCAATGAAAGATATATCAGGCGGAAGCGCGGCAAGACAATGCCGTGAATTTAATTCACTCGTAGCTCGAAGAATGTACGAAGCAGGAATGGCAGAAGAAAAGAAAAATTGGACTTCTTGGGATAAGTAAGGGGTCAAGGCAAACTTTTATCAGAGGATTGAAAATGCAAAATATTATTAGAGCTTGCCCTTATGTGGCTGGTATTGATAGCGTAGGGTTGCGAAGTTTAAAAGCCTATCATACAGAACTTACAGACAAGCAGATTGAAAAATTAGACCCATTGAACGCAAATACAGGCACAGTTGATTATAGCTTTAAAGTTCGTAAATATAAGCACGGTGTCCGCTTTGAGGGCGAAAAAGAGGGCGGAGAAATCAGCTTATTTGAAGAGGAAGCGAAATGATTGAACATCACCAAGGCTATACGGCTTTAAAACGGTACGGACGGAATAGTTTTAGACCAGCAGGCAAACACCCGTTTAAGATGATTCACAATGCACGAGCAGTCAAATATGACTTGATACAGCAGTTCGAAGCAAGTACAGGTATTCTCTTATCTAGCGGAGTGAAAAGCAATTTATGCACGCAACCAGTACCGTTTTTAGGTAAGCAATTAGCTGTTATGAAAGTACAAATAAAGGAAAATAAACCATGAAAATTACGATTGATGTCCTTGAAAATGAAAGTAATAAGGACAATTTAGAGTATCTTATCAGCGATACAAGCAACGAAGCTATGACTGTTTTAATGTTTGCCTTGATTGGCGAAGCTAGACAGAGAGCAAGCTATGAGCAATTTTTAGAAACCATCACTAGAATTTGGGGGTATCTCAATGAAGATAACTGATTTACAGAAATTAGATCAAAACATTATTAAAATGCTGGCAGACCATAAGGGGATTGATAGAGCAATTAGAGGCGAAGTGTTGGCTCAATCCTTGAATATTGATTTGAGAACCCTACAAAGTCGTATTTCTAGCTTACAAAAGAAACGTTGTGCCATTGGTACGATTGACGGATTAGGCTATTTTATCCCAACTGATGAAGCTGAACGCACGGCAGGAATCACTAAAAAAGAAGAAATGGGCTTTTCGATTCATGATGCTGTTTCAGGCTACAGGCGTGCCGATTTGGAATGGCTTGATAAGATGATTGATTAGGAGACATTATGGAGTTTCTAACGATTCGTTTAAACAAAATAGTAGCTAAAAAACTAATGAAAGGGGCAGGAGAGACACTGATTTTGGAAAAAGAAGATTTCTATCAATATGTTTATCTTGTCCCCAATAATATGAGTTTTAGCGGTCATTTTGATTCAGTTATTGATATCAGCGTGAGCCAACATTGGGAGATTTTCAACTTTTTAACCTCAAAGTATCAAGAACTAGGCTATAAAAAAGTGCATTATAAACATCCAGCGCATCCATCAAATAAATTTATGAAGTTCCTTAATAAGCTGCAGCGTGACGAATCTGAAAAAGTCGCTACAGTTTATCGACAAAATGCCTTCGAGAAATTCAAAGATGAAATCGTGATGCTTCAGGGCTTCTTGAATAGTAAGAACATGATGAAGTTTATTATTTTAGGAAAGAAACACGGCTATAACTATAAATATCTCATGATGTGGGCTGTTTCAGAAATTGAAGCGACTTGTGACGGGACTCAGAAACAAGGCTTACTGGCTGATTTTATAGGTCTTGCGGATGAATATTTTGATGAAAAAGAAAGGGAGGTGTTGAGTGACTAGTGTAGATGATGATTTCCAAACGATGATTAACAGCTACGAGGAAGAAAAATCAAAAGCAGAGAGTAAGAAGTCAGAACAAAAACCACCTCAGAGCGATAAAATCGTTAAAGTTAAATTTGAAGCTGAAAATTTCGCCGTCAATCAGTATGGTAAACCAAAAGTAAATTCTTTAAAAAACATAAGAATCGCCATAGAAAATGACAACATTTTAAAAAATCAATTTGTGTTTAATTCTTTTACACAAGAAATAGAAATCAGAACCCCTTTCAAGTTGAAAGGAGTAGAGATTGAGAATGATGGGTTAAAAGAGGTTTATATTACGGCTATTCTTGAACATTTTGAAGAAAAGTATGATGTTTTATTTGATAGTCGGCTTTTAGTCAATGTGATTAATAAAATTGCTTACGAAAATAAATACAATCCTGTTCAAGATTTCATGGAAGACTGTTACAAAAATTGGGATAAGGTCAAACGTGCAAGAAGTCTATTTCCTGATTATTTGGGGGCGAAAGAAAGTGATTTAACCGAACGAATGACCAAACTGTTTTTTGTTGGGGCTGTCAGTAAGGTTTATCGTCCTCATGATAAGTTTGACTTTGTTTTGGATTTGGTAGGAGGCCAAGGTTCGGGAAAGACGACCTTTCTTACTAAGATGGGGCAAGGCTGGTACACAGATTCAATGAAAAATTTTGATGATAAAGATCAGTTAGTCATGATGTTACGTGCTTTGATTGTGAATGATGATGAAATGGCAATCAGTAACAAAATACCCTTTGCGGATTTAAAGAAGTTTATCACTCAAACCGTGCTTTCTTTCAGGGCGCCCTATGGCACAAAGGTAGAAAATTATGCCAAAAACTTTGTCATTGCTCGGACAACCAACCATGAAGAGTATCAGAAAGACAGAACCGGCGCAAGGAGGTTTCTTCCCGTTCATTGCTCAAAAGAGTTACAAAAATATCATCCTGTTTCTGATTTAGATGATGCCACCGTTCGTCAAGTTTGGGGTGAGATGGTTCACTACTACAAGGAAGGGTTCAGTTTTAAACTCTCAGAGGAAGAAGAAAAGCAACTCAATTTGGAGCGATCAGATTATGAATATTTTGATGAACAAGAAGAATTACTTGAGCAGTATCTTGAAATTCCGATTCCTACAGATTTCTATAAAGTACAAGGAAATAATACAAGAATGCACGAGCGGAGAGCCTATATTGGCTTTATTCTTCAATCTGGAGAAACCCCTAAACATGAGTTTAGAGGGGAAATCAAACCAAGAGAATTTGTGACGGCTACTTATTTCTATTGGGAAGCAATGGGGATTGAGACGGGTAAAGGAACTGCTAAGATAGTTTCTAAGTTCAAGAACTCAATGAATAATAAGAAAGAATGGCAAAAAACTACTCGAAGAGGTAAAAGGGGTTATGGCAGAAAATAGGGTGCATTTAGTAATGCACCCAAAAGTTAAATGCACCCCAAAAATAGGAGAAAAAAATGAGCATAATTAAATTACATGAACAAGAAGAAAATAATGAACCAAAAGAATTTAACACCACCATCAAACGTGTGTTAATGAACGCAAAAGAAGCGGTCTTTGAGCGTCAGGGAAGTATAGACGACTTAGCTGATACCCTAGCGGTTGAATTAGATGTTTTGGCTTACTTGCTAGGCATTCCTGAAATTGGCTTTAGTCCATCAACTGCTGATAAAGAGTTGGCACTCAAAGCACAGCTCCAAGACTTGCATGCACTCAATCATTCCATGTTTAAAGATGATATCCACGAAGTGCCACGGTTCACAGACGGTACAATCATCACAGCGAAAGACTTAGCAGATATGAACCTCAATGCTTTAGATAATATCGCAGAGTTAATCGGATTTGAATTAGACGAATAAGAAAGGAAAGATTATGAGAGCAAGGTCTCCAACAAAAGCGGTTGTTTTAACTCATTTATAAAAAGAGCAATTAACGCAATGAACAAAAGGAGTTACAGGTTTTATCTGTAGTTCCGATTATAATATATATTTACCATTAGAAAATAGAGGATAAAATGGCGAAAGATAAAATAAAAAACTTAGAAATCCCAGTCGCTGAAAACGAGAGGAATAAAGCAGTTGAAAATCTTCTCTCATTAAAAGAATACTTTGATAATCAACTTCAATCAGACCAAGAAACTCATCAAGCAATCGCGACATTAGGTGATAAGTTGGGCGTTCTGTGGAATGCCGACAAGTAATAAATGACGAAAAATGGAGAAATAACATGCAAGTAAAATATATTGAAGAAGCAAAAAACAAACTCGAAAAACAAGCTAAACCACTCACTCAAAAATTTGATAAAACGAATCAATTAATTTCTGAATTAAAAAACAAAATTGAAAAAATGGAAAATCAATCTCAAAATGATGATATTGATGAATCACTCAAAGCCTTATCTGAATTGAATAACGCTAAGCAATTACTAGAGACATTAGAAAAACGGCTGACGGAGGAACAGAAAGAGCTTGATGTTTTCTGGAGTTCTCAAGAAGTTGATGATACTATCGGAGAAGCATTAAGCCGAGCAGATAGTTTAAGTAACATTCAACAAGATTTATTAAAAATTACCTTATCTAAAGAAACGAAGAAAAAACTAAAGGAATATAACAAGGAAGTTGATGACCAACGTTATCGCCTTCAGGAATCAGGAAATTACTTACTAGAAAAATCAAATGTTTATTCTCGAAGCCCATTAAATAATTTAATTGGTCAAAAAAACGGAAGTCACAAAAATAACTGGTTCTTTGGAATTGTTAGAGTAATGGCAGATCAATATGAAAAAGAACTAATGGCATTTCTAAAATCTGAAAAAATCATGACTGATTTAGATTAGGGGATTAAATGACTAAAAAAACAGAAATTAATTTTGGTATTGATAGCAAACTAGAAATTAGAGACGCAAATAAAAAAGCAGGATTCATTGGGCAAATTGCAGGGTATGCCATTGTATTTAATAAGCCAAGTGTGCCTAATGCACCTTTTATTGAATATATCGCTCCGACGGCACTTGATAATGTCGATTTAAGCGATGTATTAGCTTTATACAATCATGATTACGCCAATGTGCTAGGCAGAGTTGATGCAGGAACTTTAAAGTTAAGCATTGATAAAGTCGGCTTGCGTTTTGTTTTGGATATGCCAGATACAACAGTTGGCCATGATGTCTATAACAACATAAAGGCTGGAAACCTTAAAGGCATGAGTTTCGGCTTTGTCGTGGCAGACGGTGGCGATTCATGGCAACAAGGAGCAAGTAAACCTATCCGAACAATCAACCAACTTCAAACATTAGGCGAAATAAGCGTAGTAAGTAAACCAGCTTATGATGATACTTCTATCAATGTCACTCGTTCTATCAAACAATTTGAAGACGAGCGTACACGAAAGTATAAAGAAAAAGTAAGAGCTTATCTTGACGGATTAAGTGATTAGATTATAATAAAAAAACCTAGTCTTTATTGGCTAGGTATTTATTGTTAATGTCAGAAAAAGCGAAAGTGACACCGTACTTCGGTAACATGTTACCGTTAGCGGTAACAACTTAAACCGCATGGTTAAGCTATTTGTAGAGTGTTGTTACCGTGTCACCGTACTTTTCCTACTTCGCTAGGAATTATATAGAAAAAGGAAAATATTATGAATGATAAAGAAATTGAAGAACTTGGAAAAGTTATTGACGAAGCAGAAAAGCAAGGACTGACAGACAAAGAAATCGCGTCAGGCTTAGTTGCCGGTGCTATATTAGGCGGATTTGAGGTAGTAAATAAATAATGTAACTGTAGTTCAGTAACACGTTACTGTTAGAAGTAACAGCTTTAACCTTATGGTTAAGCCGTTTGTAGAACTTTGTTACTATGTTACCGCAAAAACACCTACTCGCTAGGAATTTATAATATAGCATGAAAGGATATAAAATAGATGGTTAGATATTATTGGGGGAGACCTCAAGATGTTGTAAGGTGGTATCTTAGAGGAACGTTATACCTAAGCGCTCAAAGCAGAAAATCTTATATTGAAAAGATAGGAGCTGAACCAGGCAACTTACCAAGGCTTCTTAAATTATTAGATAATCTTGATGAGCTATTTGATTCAGTCGATACTGACAGCATAGCTGTATTATGCTTGAGGTATGTAGAGCTATTAAGTGTCGCAGAGACTACAAAACGTACAGGACTATTAGCTTATCAGATTACAGCTAAGACAGGTAAGATCATGAAGAAAGCTAAGGAAATTATATCTAAAGTATGATATAATGGTCTTATAAAAAAAAGACGCAGAAATGCGCATGGTATGATAATGCAGGAAAGTATCTCTAATTGTGGGGGTGCTTTTTTGTTTGGAGGATTGTATGATGAATGAGCTAGAGTTTAATATCAGATTATATCTCACAGGTACAATGAAGTCATGGACGGATAGGATAGACAGCTCAGACCAACTCACACCACAACGCTTTATATTCAAAGCAATGACAGAGGTGTTTGATTCATTGAGTGATGATGACCTAGAGTTAATCAGACTTAGATACATGGAACGCTTGACACTATCAGAAGTTGCAAGTCGTTATCTGTTACACGAACATACTATTAGAAACCACACGAACCCAACTATTAAGCAAGTGAAAAAGATTATAAAACAAGGTAATGAACTTTCAATAAAACAAAAAAGCCCGTGA